TCCATCCCTCTCTCCATCCTCATCTAACTCTCCATCTCAGTCTCCATCGTCTTCCGATTCTCCTTCTCAATCTCCTTCCTCATCTACATCATCGTCACCGTCGCCTTCAGCTCCTATACAGGCAATAGGATGGTATAAGATGCGTAGAGCGGCTTCTGGATGGGAGTCAACGTAAAACATTATGATTGAATTTTTTTCTACACCTGGTAGCAATACATGGGTCTGCCCTGACTGGGTGACCGAGGTTACTGTTGAGTGCATCGGTGGTGGTGGAGGGACTGGTGCATTTAATGAAGGAGCGTCGCTCGCTATAGGAGGAGCTGGCGGAGCTGCTTATGCAAGAAAAAATTCGGTTTCTGTAACACCAGGGCAAAGCTACACAGTTTATGTTGGCAGTGGTGGTGCTGGAACGATGAATAATGTTTATCCATATACTCCATATGGTCATAATGGCGAGGATTCTTATTTCATAAACGCATCAACCGTACTAGCAAAGGGTGGTAAAGGACCTACAGGAGCATATGGGAATATTGCTGGTTTAGGAGGATTAGCATCTGAATGTATAGGAGATGTATGTTATTCAGGAGGAGCAGGAGGTGATGCTGCTGGAGGTACGGCAAATGTTTGTCCAGGAGGCGGTGCGGCTGGAGCGTATGAAAATGGAGATGATGCTAAAGGTGCTCCAACTTATAGTAATTTTGCAGGAGGCGAACCACGTCATCAATTCCTTGGAACTACATCTTATACTGGATCAGGCGGATGGGTTGGAGAGGACTCATATAGCATTGGAGAGAGTGGATCAAGTTATGGAGGAGGAGGAGGGGCTACTGGTCTCTGGGGAAATCCTGGAGGGAGTGGAGCGAAAGGAGCCGTTAAACTTACCTATACCGTTAATTCACCATCTTCTTCAAATTCTCCTTCCGATTCTCCTTCAGAGTCTCCTTCTAGCTCCGATTCTCCTTCAAATTCCCCGTCTCAAAGTCCATCTTCTTCAAATTCTCCTTCCGATTCTCCTTCAGAGTCTCCTTCTAGCTCAGAGTCCCATTCAGAGTCCCCTTCGTTGAGTCCCTCGTCATCTCTCTCTCCGTCTTCGAGCCCTTCCCTTTCAGAGTCTCCAAGTTCTAGTAACTCTCCTTCAAACTCACCATCTCAGAGCCCATCGTCTTCAAACTCTCCTTCAAATTCCCCATCTTATTCTCCTTCTAGCTCTCAATCTCCTTCATCTTCAAACTCGCCATCTAATTCGACTTCATTATCTCCTTCATCTTCACTCTCTCCGTCTCCAGAGATCCCTGTTTTTTGTGGTATAATGATGAAGAAAACAGCATCAGCAATGAAGATTAAGATGTATCACGCTGATCGAAGATAACCGAGTAACGGAGTCTCGCGGAGTTCGACTATCACGAGGTTCGACTAACAAATTAAAAACATGTTCACAATTAAAGCCGATAATAGAATATTGACCCAAGACGCGCAATTTTCTTATCTATACACCAACTATGCGTCTGGAGTCTCTTCTATCGTTGTCACGAATGCTACGTCCTTCGTTGACAATTGTTACATTCTATTTGAAGCTATTGGGAATGAAGCTGCGGAGATTGTTAAAGTAAGTACGGTCACTCAAGCCACGAATACATTGACGCTTGATACCACGACGAAGTTCTCACATGCGGAAAGTTCAAGAATCACCATCATCCCATACAACCGCGTGAAGTTCTATCATACCGCTACGAGTACATTTGCGGCAACGGAACTTATCGGATATGTGAACGTAAATCCAGCTGAGATCTATTCCATTGGGACGGACTCAACGAATTCAACGGGATATGGGTGGTTCGTCTTCTATAATTCAACAGGTGCTACTACATCTGATGAGTCGAACCCTGTGCCATACACGGGATTCTCTGAGGACTCTGTGTCTATCCTCGTTGAACGTATCTATGGAGTGCTCAGTGACTCTCAGCGCAAAGTCATTACACAGGATGAGGCACTTGGATGGATCAATGAGGGGTATTCTAAAGTCACAGATGAATTGAACCTCGTGACCCGTGAGATTACCGTGAGTGATGAGATCTCAATCAGCGTAACGTCTGGAACATCTGAATACGCTCTTGCAACAAGATTCTCAGACCTTGTGTATGTGAGAACCTATGATGCTTCAAATACTTCAAATACAACGGAGCTTGAAGAAATAGCGCTTAGAGACATCCCTGATTATATTCGATCTGGTTCAGGACTTACGATGAAATATTATCTGAGAATGGATGCTGGAATTACGTATCTTGGTCTCGTTCCTATCCCGTGGGAGTCTACGACGCTGAAATATAGATACAGAATGAAAGCAGATGTCCTCGATTCGTTCTCTGATATCTTAGGTCTTCCGAATTCAGCGTTCTATGCCGTAAGAGACTTCTGTCTCTCGAAAGCATACGCGAAAGTGGCAGATCCTCGGTACAACATTTCAAAGCAGGAGTATCTTGAAGGAATTAAGGGTATGAAAGAAACATCCGTGAAGCGAACGTCGACGCTTGATGCATGGGATATTTCTGATGAAGCTTGGGTCTAACGAAGTATCACGAAGTTCACTTAACGAAGTATGCAAGGAGCAAAGAACCTATTACGATATGAAGTGTCAGCATTCGAATCGCTGAACACGACAACATCACCGAACCTCCTAAAAAAGGGTGAGCTTGTGTATGCGGAGAATGTAAGGCAGGAAAAGGTTGGACTCTTAGCGACGCGGGATGGATCGACGGTAGTAGGAAATAATATAAGTGCTACGGAGGAATATGGACTCTTTGCATTTCAAGCATTCTCTGGTAAGGGTCTGTATCGTGTATGTACTGTTGCGGCTACGACTTCTATTTATTGGTTGAATTCAGCGACATGGACTTCTCTCTCTGGTGCTGGTCTTGGAACTGGAATCACAGCTGGAGAATTTAAAGGATGTATCGCTGACGGGAATCTCTACCTCGTGAACTACAATGATGAGAACCGCATGATTTCGGGAAGTGATGGGACAACGGTGACTGATTCAACGACAGTTTCAGGGTCTTTCTATAATGCTCCGAAGGCATCACTCATCGCTTACTATAATGATCAGTTGTATCTTGGGGACTTCCTCGTAGGTTCAGTGAGAAACTCGACAAAAGTGATTCATTCATCAAAGTCAATGGGTCTTGTTTGCCTCGTGAATGGTGACCCAGCTTCTCCATATACGACGATGAGCCTTACGGATACGAGCTATATCTACGCTGTTTCTGGTGCTGATACGTACGACATTTATAGAGGAGGATCAAAAGTAGCTGTGTTTACGGTAACAAGTCTCACGGAAGATACGGTAACGGGAACGATTGTGTTCGAGTCTGGATTTACAACGGTTCAAAGCTCCGATGAAGTCTGGGTCGCGAATACATATAGTGGTTCGAAGATATTTAGATGGCCGAAGAATTCATCATCTACAGGATCTATTGAGAAGGAGCATGGGACGTTCACGCTTCAGTCTACAGATGGATCTCCGCTGACCATTCTTGATACCATTGGGAATAAGCTTCTCATCTCGAATAAGACATCCATGGCTTTATTCGATGGGACAACGCTGGATCATTTTAATACCAATATTGGATGCGTCTCTCGTAATGGATACGTAAAAGCCTTCGGTGCTATCTTCTTTATCTCATACGATGGAATCTATGCAACGGATGGCTCAAGCTCTCCGAAGCTCATGTCGAAGAAGATTTCAAATTACTTCATAGGAGCGACGAAGACAGGATTAGAAGCATGTGCGGCTGGTAAGAAAGGCAATAGCATCTTCTTCTATCTTGGTTCTGTAACGCTCTATAACGAAGATGGATCAACCAAGAGTACGATAGCGAAGTGTACAGTTGAGTATGATGTCTCTTCGAATCTTTTCTACATCCATTCAGGAGTATCAATGAAGTACTTGCTCTCTGGCTTCGCCAACTCAAGCGGTACGGATAGACTCTTGATCGCGACTGATGATACTTCAACGCTTGTGCTTGATTATTTATTGGGTACGACGGATAACGGAACAGCGATACCGATAAGATTCGATTTCCTCCTTCCACCGTTTTCAGGGAAGTTCGACATATTGAGTCAGCCAAATGAAATATCTGTTGAGTTGCTTCGAGGTGTTGGATTGAAAGCATTCTTCTCGTTAGATGGTGACTCATTTTATCCAGCAGATCATGATGCGGATAAGGGTTCTACGATTATTAGAATCCCAGGTAAGGGTGATGACTTCGATACACCGCCAACGTGCAGAAGGCTCGGAGTATCGTTCAGAAAGAATAATAGTCAGAAGACCGTTATTGCAGGCTTCGCTGTTAGCTATGCAAAGATAGAAAGAGAACAGCAATTAGATAAGTAACGCTAGTGAAACTTCGTGAAACTCAGTTATGCCAAAGGTTCAAGACGCATCAGGTGCTTATGTAGATCTCGATTATAATGCTATCGGGTATGATGATTTTTTGCAACGTCAAAATACAGACGCGGTAAGTGTTGGATTTTCAGGAGACGGGAGTGGAGCATCTCCAGATAATGAATCTTCTGAGAAAGTTATTACAAG